AAGGGAAAAACAATTTCCCAATTATACTCACGCTGCCATTCAGTGTATCGTTCAAGGGGGACATAATTATCAAACAACTGATAAGAAAGTTCCTCACCCAATGTACTCTTAGCCACATTACTGGCTGTGTCCATTGCTGCGTGTCCAAGGTTGGAAAGTGTTTCCGTTGCTTGTCTGAAAATATCAGCCATAGGAAATTAGTCTTCCACCCACTTATCAAAGGAAAATGTTACCGTATATTGTACTTGGGTCTCAGAATCCATACTTACTGGTGTGTCGGGCACATTCTCAGGGTAAGCACCAATTAACTTAATTGTTAAAGTCGGCTCACCCGTTGTTGAGTGCATTCTGAAATAAATATCACGTTTGATAAATGCATCACCAAACCCTATTTCAGATTTATCATGAATAATATTTTGCATCCATCCATATAAAAAGCTGTGCATTGCTGCATCTTCACCTTCAATAACTGTAACGGTCCATGTTTGGTCGTAATGGATTTTGCCCGGCACTTTAAATCCTGGGCCTTGTTTATACGGAATGGATATTGCACCAAAACTACGTCCCGGACGAGATGCTGATCGACAACGTAAGGTAAACGATTCCGAATCACCACCACCCAACGGATTGGGAATAAATACATCCCAGGCATAAGATCGTTGGACATTTGATAAATTGTCTTTAAATTTGTCTGTGCCCATGTTTGGCATTTTTTTATCTCCTATTCATTATATTACAGGATAGTACCACGAGAAACCAATTCAGTAAACGAAACGCCCGTCTTAGTAACAGTCATTGTAAGATTGATAAATTCAACTGTCTTAGCCGGTTTAACAAACACATCCACCTTCATCGTCTGTGAATCAATAACAGCCGGGGTATTGTTTCGTGTATCACAAATGACCAAGAAACCATCATCGCCACCTTCTGTTTGGAATGCGCCACCATTAGCCAACCGTTCCAAATATTCATCCACAACAGCCTTTGCCATAAAACGAGTAGCTTCTGTGTTATTGTAAGTAAACAAGAATGAACGAAGCATCAATGTTAATGACTTTTCAATCATCAACAGAGGACGACGAACATTTACACGATTCAAAGCAGAGTCTTTCTTTTGCAGAGTTTTTTGTCCCCAGATAACATGACCATAGCCTCTAAAGGTTTGTATTGCGTTAATGCCCTGAGGATAAAGCATATCTAAATCCTCATCCTTGTAGGTTTTGGAAAGTCCCATCACATTCAATGTTCCACGTTCATACCCAGCAGGCGCATCCCATACATTTGCTACAGTATCCGTATAAGCATAAACACCTGCTACATAACCCGTAGGTGGCACAAAAACTAACTTATCATTGTATGAATCATTAATTCGACACCAAGGAGAATATAAAGCAGCATAGTTTGTGTTCTGATTAAGCACTACATTACGATATTCAATTGTGTTTGTTACGCTTGAACTCTCTGCTTGGGGCACACTCAATACCGCTATACAATCTCTGCGCTTTTCAGCAATACGACAAATTTCGGTTTGAATAGTCGCAACATCTAAAGGGTTTCCATCAATTATGGGGGTATGTCCACCATCCATCAAAATCTCAATTTCAATATTATTTTTATTCTCAAAATCTAACCACCCCAAAGCAATATTACTGGCTGTAACCGCATCACCATCTGAAGCACCGCCCATTGCAACAGCATCTTCAAAGGTGTCACCATCACTTGCTTCAGGAAGAACGGTATCGTCTTCAGTGCTGTCTGCAACCACAATATAACGACTGAATCCATTAATTCGATCTTCTAAATACAACTGACGACCATTGCCATCTACCTTTCGTTGACGTGAAACCTTCCACGATTCCAACTTGTTTTGGTTACCGTCCGAATCAACATACCAAACATTCAACCGAAAGGTGTATTGTTCAGTAGGGTCGAGTTCTTCACTGGTATCAAAAGTTGAATTCATTTCCTGTATATCAGTAATAGTAACCGCTAAATTCCGACTCCATTCGCCGGGGTCTTTTGCATAGACAGTAAATACAGCACCACTATTTCCGCTGAACTCAGGAAAATTATCGTTAATTACAGCACCCGTTGCAAGGGGAGTGTGTGCGCCTTCACCCACTTTCATAATATCTACACCACCGCAACGCGCATTATCGCCAGTTACCCGTTTACAATACAACCGTCTGCCTCGCTCAAGAAACGCAAGGGCGGTAAAATGAAAGTAGCTGGATTGAATATCAGGAATCCCATATTCCTCAACAAACTGTTGCCGATTTGTAATAAGTTGGATGTTTGTTGACCCGCGTTTTGAATACCCCACAAGCGCACCTGTGCTTGTGGACACCGCCGGAGCAATCGTAGATAAATCACGCTCCTGCACATAAACACCCGGTGATAAATTATTTAGACTCATAATCTGTGTCTCCTATTCAATTCTATTTGTGAATAATCGTAAAGCCTCAGCTTTTTGTTCGTCATAATCCTCACTTACAGGAATAACTTCAGTGTACACTTCTAAATCATTTTTATCATAACATGTTAAATCAATCGCCATAATAACATTACTGATTGGTTCTTCAGATAAAAATGTCCAACCTTCTATATTCAGGGGCATCCGATAAATAAAATACATTCCTTTTTCGTATCGTTGCGACACTATAGATTCATCTGATAATGCACCTATTTTTAAGTACATATTTAATGGAAACTGATCCCTATAATTCATCGATAAATTAGGGTTTGTGTGTGTCCAAAATAAATATGTATCAAAAATCTGATTTAGTTTATCTTTATCTTTCGACCAAAACCAAATATCATAATCTATAGAAACAGGAATTGCCCTAACATTAATTGCTAACGGATCGTCCCCAGTGTCTCCTGTGTCATAAGGAACCCATGTTCCCCGACGTGCAGCAGGCGTTCGCATTCGCTGCCAATCGGGTGAAATAGAAGATCGCCAGTAATTGATAAACTCAACTTCATGACCACCTCTGCGTTCGGCTACTTCACGCTGTGCAATCTCTTTTGGAAACTGAACAACACTATCCTGTACCTTATTTAAATTAAGTATGTCTTTGAACTTCAAAAACAACAACCCACTCAGCCCTATGTCTGTAACAGTCAGAAAAGACCCTACAAAGGATGGTATGGTAACAGCTGTTATTGGATTTATATTCGTCATAAACTACTCTTTAACTCGTCTGGGCGCAAGTTTCCATAGTTTTACTGCCACTGCATCATGCATATGAGGTATATTTGTATTAACCAATTCAAATTCATCTGTTTCAATACTGTCCGGCACATATTGTATAGGTATCTTTACATAACTTCTCGGAACAACTTCAACATCTTCTATTTCTTCACCGCTCTCAACAGACTTAGCGGATGAAGCCAGACGTGCAATCATAGGGGACTCATTTTCTGCAAAAATACCCAATTTTCTCAATCTATGTGTATCAGGACTCCACTCAATCCAAATTTGTGTTTCATATTCCGCATATTCAAAATCAGCCGGTCGGGCGTACACCCCTAAATCATCTACAACATCGAGGTTGACAGGAATAAATAATAAACAATCAATACCGTATAGGCCGATGGAAACATCCGCGTATTCTCGCAAAACATTAACAACAGAAAATGGTAACATCTTTGACATTTAGGTTAGCATTCCCTTCATAAGAGTAATCTCATCGTCGGACAGTTTACCATCATCTTTAATTAATTTTGCAAGGTCACCCACCAGTTTGGTATATTTGTATCGATGAAAAAATTTGTGGGCAGCATTTGCATCTCTCCACCGCTTAGCTAACTTTACATCTTCCAATGCTTCTTCTTCTGTAGCAGGACGGCTTGCTTTATGCCGTGCGTCAATATAACCCTTACGTAGTTTATACAATTTCATTACATCTTTTTCCAACTCATCCCGCTTTTCTTCCAATGCTTTTTTTAATTTATCCCGTTGTTCTTTGGGAAGATTCATAATTGCATTTTCAATCGTCTTGAAGTCAATAACACCCCGTTTTAACTTACCTAACTTAATATCCATACTGGTTGCAATTTCTTCAACTTCTGGCAGAATATCAGAAAAATCTTCATAAGGGTTATAATCTAAATTAACCAGTTTAGGGCCTTTCAACCACTCATCATTAATTATATCATAACAAGCATCCCCAACCAAGTCTTGTTCGGGAATAAGTTGAATATAAACTTCAATAGGATGGGAACCAATATAACCATCAATTGCATCCCGATTCTCATTGACCCACTTCATTACCCGTTTTTGTTCTTCCTCTGTTTTGTATTTCAAAAAACGGTCTGCGGGTTGTATATGAATATCCACATCCGCTTCATCAGTGTACTGATTCGTTCCCAATGACCCTACCAAATGAATCGCTTTACACTTGACTGTTTCTTCCGTAGGAATACTACCCAGCACAGCATATATTTTCTGCTTTGCATTGGGTTTCATTTTGTAGGTATCCCCTACTTTATCCCAAATCACAGAAGGCAAATCTTCTTTTGGAAAATCTATAGATGCTTCGTAAGTCTTCAACCTAACAGCCTTTTCTTGCCAGACGGCAAATTAACTTCAGTTAAATCTTGTGTAAAATCTACCTTACCCTTTAATGATTCAACCTCAACCACATCAACGTTTTGCATTATTGCAGACGGGGGTAAGGTAACCTCAGCACCATTTACAAGTCTTAAATCAATGTTTTCATCTGAAACATTTTGTAACTTTTTAACTCTCATACTTTACCTTTCGTTTCTCAAGAGATGCGCCCCTATAAAAGCAGACGCACCTCAGAAGGGAGAAAACATTAACACCAATCCTATCATACTAAGATTGATGGGAAGACATATTAGGGTTTCCAATAAGTAACTTCCAATTCTGCCTCAATAAATTCACCATTTTCATCTACTCTTACCGTTAATTCATGTGGGGCAAGACTATCACCTTCCGACCAGTAAATTTTAATATCTTCCGGCTCAATTGTGATTTCTTTTTCAATTCTTTCATCTTCATCATCGCCCCATTCTACTAATGTAAATGGAATTGTAATGGGTTTTGTAACTGACACAACAACATCTTTGATTCCCCAACTGCGGTAATCTGTTTCTATTTTATATGAAATAGAAACCTTTTTATCATATTCAACATCTACATTGCCCTTTACAAACAAAGATAAATCAACATCATATGAAAAATCTTCCTCAGATTCATTCACTGATTTGGATTCCTTAACTGCCTTTTTCTTAATCTTATCCATAGCATTTGCAATCTTCTTAAACAATGCCTTTG